TGCACCCGAAACCGTCTCTGTCATGGCATCCATTTTAGGCAGCGAAACTTCCCCTGATACGCCGACCAGCTGTTCTCCTTCATTGTAGACGTTATAGTTAACTACTTTATCCGGTACGGTGTTAACACTCATTAGCTATCACTCTCCTCTAACGCAGTGGTCAGAGCATCGGCATCATATTCCAACACGTTAATAATAGTTTCTGCTGGCGGGAACGGCGTCAGATACTGATGAAAAGTAATTTTACCATCAATTAAATCCGTTGTCGGATTATCATCAGAAACAAACTCAATCCGAGCATCGGCCAGCTGATATTTTGCTTTGTAACCATTGGCCCGGATGTTTTCGGTATCAATAATAGTATCAATCAGGCGGCGGTTCATCGCACTATCGACTTTCTGGAAGTAGGTCAGGATAAAGGTATTGCCCCACCAGTCAAACATTCGTCGTACTGGAATCCAACGGTCTTTTACATCAGTCGATGTCGGGTAAACCCCTGTATTATTACCCCAGCATACCCAGCCGTTAAGATTAAGTGCCGTAATAATCCCTTTGCCATTTAAGGTATTACCTTGGGCTTGATCAAGGTAAATCTCAGTACCATCGGCCAAAACTGTGCCAGTGATATTAAAATCTTTATTCGACGGCGAGACATATGGAACACCATCGTTTTCATAATCAGTGTACGCCACCAGTGCGGCCAACATCGCGCTCATATAGAAGGTATAATCATCGACAACCACTTTCGGCCAGCAGACCAGGGCGTGCTTATCGTTATACGAATTGCTGTTTTTCCAAGCATACGCAGCAGAATACTCCACAACCTCCGAGGTATCAACATCCAGGATGCAGTTACAGTTATAAATCCCGTTAATGCTTTCGCAAGCAGCGGTCATGGCAATGCCGACCGACGGAATATGGCTCCAGCCTGGCGCTAAAATAAGACCCGGCAAAAGACCAAGTTTCGGGTATACCTGGCTAATATTTTCTAGACCGGTATATTTGCCGGTTGTGGAACTATAGCTGCCAATAATATCGTCTTTATCAACCGCCGACGGATCAAGTTTACGGTAGCTTAAGAGCAGTTCCGTGGCTGAACCAATACTTCCTGCACTCAATACCGTTAACACCACATAGCCGTCATCATCAAAGGCCAGGGTATAGTCGGTGTCCTCAGTATAAGTCGTAGCTCCATCTGAACTTTGCACCACGAAATTAGCATTGATTAAAATGCCTTCTTTTTCAATGGTGATTGCCCCGCTGGAAATGGTATTTGATTCACTCGCTACCGAAGTATAGTGTTTATCGGGATCAAGCACGTTTACAAAGATTAAAGGCGACACGTTAAACACTTTGAATGAAGCATACATGGATTGACATAGGGTATAGCTCTCCCAGTCGCTAGAGTAGCCCAGGTATTCCACTGCTTCCGAATATTTTTCTACTAAAATCGGTACATTGACCGCGCTGGACGGATCGTCTAATAGGTTAATCGGCGCGGTACCGACAATAAACTGATTTGCGCTGTCGGCTGTGACCGGCGTAGTAACTGAGGTATTATTTTCTTGGATATACACGCCATGAGTATAAGACAAATTAAATCACTCCTTTCTAGGATAAGGGATCAACGATGGTCACTTTTGGTAAATTCCAAACCATTTCAACCATCGCATAAAACTTTGGGAAAGTATTTTCTGGATTAAGGCTCCATTTAAACGGATAGACAAGTTCAAACGGCCCGACACTTTTACAACGCATAAAATGGTTGTATATCGTGCCTATAGCATTCATCAAATCCCGGTGGCCCTGATACTTGGTATCTTCATCATTAACACCGATTTCCAGCCGGACATTACATGAATTAGGATCTTCCTCGTTTATGTCCTGACCATCGTCAATAATTACCCGGATATATGGAAAATAAGTTATCTCCGCCTGGTCTGATACGTTAGGATCGGTCGGCGGCAGCCACTGCGGGCAAATTAAAAACGGCGACACTGCGCCGTCCTCATTTTTCAGGTATTTACCTTCAAATATTGTTTTAAGTTCAGTAACTAAAGCATCCTGCAACCTTAATGGTGTCATTTACCGGCCTCCAGTACTCGCTTGATTTCATGTTCAAGCCGTTTTTCATAGGTTTCGGCTGATTTTCTTTCCACTGCCTCACGGGTTTTCGCGTTTCCCACCATAATTGGAATCGGTGGCCCCATTAAGCGCTTAATTTTCTCGCGCCGCTTGCCTTTGTAACGACCTTTTTTAGCTTTATCAAACTCGCCGGTCCTCTCAAATATCTTTGTTCCACTAACATTTGCCACAAAAGCGTGCCTAAGTTCTTTCATCCCCGTTTTTTTCGCCGCAACCTTTAGCAATGGCGGATTTTGGGGTCGTGGCTGCTTAGGCGAGAACTTGAATTTATCCAGCTGCAATGAACCAGCTTGCGAATATACCGAAGCGGTTAACCGGCCCTTTGATGCTTTGTTAATAGCAAAAGTTTCCCGTACCGCCGATGCTTTGACGTAATAATTAGTCCGGGCCTCTTTAACCGCCGCACTTCTGGTCGTTGTAGCCGCCCGGTTTAACGCCCTTGACACAATTACCGGAGCTTGCTTGGCATAGGCTCCTAGTCTTACTTCTAATTTCATCATTTCTTTGGCGTCAACCGTTACCTGAAATATATTCGCCATCTAACATCACTCCGATACCGACAAGGTAATATAATACGCACCTAAGTCTTCCTGCGCATCAAAAACTATGTACTTTTTGCCGTCATAATACTGAATATCGTTGACTTTGGGACGCTTGCCAAATGTGCTGGCGGTTACATGATAAGATATCGTCGCAGGAAAGTACGACTCAGGATTATTTAGTGATTGCTGACGTTCCTTATATAGGTCTTCGTCAACAACTACTTTCATTTCCTTACCGTTGATTGTATGAACTGTGGCAAACTCATCTGTGCTTATCATTGCAGCCAGATCCGCTGCAAAATAATCTTTTAAAACCATTACTTCGCTCCAACGACAACGTCATCAACGTTCAATTTTATTTCATCCGTTGCTGCTGTGCTAGAGGCGTTTGTTTTGGTTGCTTTCTGAGATTTTTCGGCTGTTTCGGCAACAGCACTTTCTTCTTTGGCAGACTCAGTTACAACCTTTTCACAAACGCCAAGATAAATAAGGCGGGTTTCCTCCTTATCAGATAGGCCCGTAATCGTATCATTGATCGAATGAAATACTCCGCCAGATTTAACCATACCTTTTATTACTTTTATCATGCCATCACCTACAATACGGCGGCCACTAGCCAGTCGTCAACATCTTCCGGTACCGGAAGCGGCCTGGCACTAAGTCGAACCATTTTTATATCATTGTTAACATCGACCCAATTCTTCGGTACCCGCGGCGCGTCATAAGTAACAAAGCCTTCGCCATCAATTTGAGTAATTGCCCCATAAAGACGTTTTCCCATACTTGGAGTGCCCATAATAACAGTTCCCGCCGGCAGCATAGCCGTTTCGGTCCCATCATCATCCAAAAACCATTCATCATAGGAATATACTTGCAGGTCCAAATCCGCAATATACGTAACCAAGGTTACTGCGTCATCTTTAATTAGCGGCTGGATGGTGCCAAGGTTAAACCGCATAGTATCATAGATTTTTTGAATAGTTGAGTTTTTAATAAAAGTTTCAACTACGCCAGAAGCCATAACTACAACTTTAGGAGCCCGTCCAGTGGCTTTAATAATCTTTAGCCGCCATTCTTTTAAATCACCATGGATGTCCGCAGTATCAGCAGACCACAAATCGGTGTCTGTTAAGGTAACAGTATTGGTAAAGCTATAATCAACCACCTGCTCAGTGTAATTGTCGGTACTATCGATTAAGCCTTTCATGGTAATTTTCCCATTGAGTAAAAGCTCACGGCACTGCCATTCTTCACGCCGGGTAATGAATTCATCAAGTTCAACTAAATCCTTGGCGAATATCTCTGCAGCCCGTTGCTCCGGTGTTTTGGCACTGTAAATGGTTTCGCCAATGCTACGGGACTTAATATCTTCAGCCGTCATAATTCGTTGCGGCGCAATTTTAGGCACTTTATAGTTTCTAGTCGAAAATCCTTGACGGTCCATAGTAATACCGCCGACCATCGGCGCAACAAACGGAGCCATTTTCCGTTTACCTTTTTTAAAGTCTACATCAATGTTTTCAGTAACAAAAGTTTCAACCCGATTAAAAAAAGTATCGCGTAGAAATGTCCTAGCAGGCTTCATTCGTTCAATGGCCTGCATCATGGTCCTAGTATCATACAATTCAATTCCCATTTATTGTAATACCTCCTTAAGATTCAATATTTTCCTTGATATAAATTCCATATTGCCGCAAACTGTCGACGTGATCACTGACAGTATCAGTGCCACCAAACACCAACGCCGCACTATTAAACTCACCTGACGCATATACTTGAGCAATAACATCGGCGCTGGTAGCATCAATGTCCTCCGCCAAAATATATTTCGCTGTTTGCGAGCCATCAGTGGCGGTACTTACAACCAAATTAGCTTTTCCACCATCGGTGATAATCCCCAAAACACTGCCCCTTGCCAATTCACCTTGTCCAGATGCAACCGTTACCCCATTGATAACAATAGGAACGGCGGGTCCAGCAATAAGATTATCCGGTGTATACGTGCCTAGTGAACTATATAATGCATCACTCATTTACCATTACCCCCTCAATTTATTTACTGCATCAACAATGGAGTTGACGGTTTTTTCTTGTTTAACCTGTTTTTCGGCTTCTTCAGGGTTTTCGCCCTCCGCCGGCAAAGGTTTGACATTGCTTGCGCCCGAT